GCACTACTATTGGTAGAGGTAAAATAATAACCATTATTGGATTTTGGTATTGTATAAGTATTACCAGAATTTGTTGTGGTGGTTAAATTCGAGGTTGAAATTACAATATTTCCTATATTCAAACTTGTTGCCCCACCAACACTCCCGCCTATAGTTTTAGACTGAGCAGTTGGAGAGTCGAAGGGTTCAGGGCCAGGGGTAACATTTAGATATGATGATCCTCTTGTTCCTCCCGATCCCACAGTTACAGTAAATTGAGTTGAACTATTAATAAAATTAGAAAAAAGAGGATTAAAAGAGGAATTTGAACCTATTGGATTTTGAACTGTAACAACTGTTCCACCATTCCCACCATCACCTCCGAAATATTCAAAACCAGTATCGCTTTCAAAAGTGGTAATAGTAACTTGACCATAGGCACCAAAATTTCCACCTCCTACCAAAAATATTTGGTATATTTGAACTGAATTAGATATTGTAAATGTTGCAGTTGAGGTGGAATCATTAATATTAAATTGGATTCCCAAATAACCGCTAATTTTGGGTGTAAAATATCTTGCCATACTAGAACCAGATAAAAATGTAAAGGGAGGGGATGAGTAGGAGGAAATTGCGGGATTTATTGGATTTAATAGTGAATACAAGATGCATGCGAATTCTGGTCGGTTATACTTTCCTAAACTGGATAAAAAAGAACTCCCTCGATCCACTGAATAAATATTATCTACACTAAATTGCATCAAAGAATTAAGCACTGGTTTTGGCAATATTTTACATTCAACTTGATTAATATTTAAACCATTCAATTGGTTTATTTGACTATTATTCTCAGATGAATCTCTAAACCTCCCAAAATTAAACTGACCCATTTGTCTATTATTAGAAGAGGAATTGATAATGTTTTGGATTCTTTGTAGTGCCATTATATATATATATATATATAAATATAAATATTTATTTTTATAACCTAAACTAATTTAATTTTATAATAATTATATTACCACTAATAATATAAATATTTTATAAAGTTTTGATAAATGGTGTAAAATTAACAAATTTTTTTTACAATAACCATTAATAATAATATACATTTTATTTTTTAATTAATATTATCACTGTAATATTTTCAATAAGGAATTTATTTTTTCCACATCGGCAAGCGCCTTTTTATGTAATAAAACCGATTTATTTTTGGAATAAAATGTAATGAATAATTTCTCTTTGCGATAATTCAAAACTCTTTTTTCAAATAGATCTTTGGAAACCTTAAGACTATCGGTATAATTACATTTATTTCTCATAATATTATAAATTACAGATCGATCAAAGTCGTATGCAGCAAGTAAATCGGCTTCTCTTACTATATGATAAGAATGTTGGTATTTTCCCAAATCAGGATATCCATTTTTTTTAACTGTTGAATACGACATACTGCTTATAATATTGGTAACAACTTCTAAATCTTCCTCCGACATTGTTTCTTTCATATAATTTTTAATATTGTTAATACCTACGGTTTCATTCATATATTTTTTATCACACATGTCATGCACTATCGCAGCTAAACTAATTATTTCTCTCTGGTCAGATAGATGAGGATAACTTTTTAATTCACTTTCATAAATATTATTTGCATAATTAAAAACTTCCATACTGTGCTTGAGTGCATGTGATTCATCAATACAATATTCTTGACTGGATTGTATAACAAATTGAAATGCTTGATTAATAAGGTTTACAAAATTCATTACTTTCATAATTGTTATTTGGTAAATGTATTTAAATTATTATTTTGATTTTCATAAAATAAAATATCAATTTTTTATAAAAATAAATAAAATAATATAATATGGATTTATATTTAAAAATAAAAAGATTTAAAATACAATAATGAATTTAAATTTCTATCAAACAACGCCTTTATGTGAAATAATGACAAGAAACCGTAGTGACAAAGGTAATTCTAATTTACAATGGGCTTGGCATCATTATACCATATTTTATTATGAATTATGGAAAAATATAAAGGATAAACCATTGAGAGTTTTTGAATTAGGAATGGGGACTACCGATTTAAATATAGATTCCAATATGGGACCAAACGGTAGACCTGGCGCCTCTCTCTTTGGGTGGTGTGAATTTTTCCCAAATGCAGAAATATTTGGTGCTGATATTGATAAAAAAATATTGTTTGAAACCGATAGAATAAAAACTTATTATTGTGATCAAACTATTGCTGAATGTGTTAAAAATATGTGGTTACAACCAGGTCTTGAAGAAAATTTTGATATTATAATTGATGATGGGTTACATCGTTATTTTTCAAATGAATGTTTTTTTGAAAATAGTATTCACAAGTTAAAAGAGGATGGATATTATATTATTGAAGATATTAACAACAAGAGAGATTTACCACAATTATTAGAAATTGTAGAAAAATGGAAATGTATTTATCCAGAATATAATTATGATTTAATTCAATTTCCTTCTCATTGGAATGATTATGATAATAATATAATGTTAATTACACCCAAGAAAACTGAACACGTCTTCTCTAATGTTACTTCTATCGAATCCACACGTGTTCCGTCTATTACTACAACAGTTAATAATAATATTGAATGTCCTGATTTATTAAATGAATCTATTATAATAAGTTATTCTACACCAAATTACGAAAAATTAACAAGTTTATATCTAACTTCTCTTAAAAATTTGGGCCTAAAAGAAGAAAATATTAAACATAAATTAGATGCATATGATACTTCTATTTTTAAAAATGAAGGTTTCCAATCAGATTTATGGTATTATGCTGTTACAAATAAAATACAACATTTAATTACAGTATTAGATAATTTCAAAAATGTTGAAAAATATAAGTATTTCATTTTTTCGGATTGTGATGTTACGTTCATCGAGAAAAACAAAGCAGTTTGGGGTGAGTTAAAAAAATTTATAGACTATGATATAAACGATATATTTTTTATGAGTGATATAAATAAAACAGTAAACTCTGGATTTTATATAATTAAAAATAATTTAAATATTAGATATATTATTAGCTTCTTTAAGAATGTATTGACTGCTTTATTAAATAGAGACAAAAAAACTATGGAATTAGGTGACCAAACTATTATAAATGAAATGTTAATCCATATTAATTACCAGCATATTCCTATAGATTTTGTTGTTTATGGTACACAAATTTATAATCATGAAAAATCATTATTTCATCATGCAGTATTATGCAAATCGATAGACGAAAAAGTTAATCAAATTAATTACATACAAAATAGATTTACATAATAAAATTATCTACTAATTTTAACCATTTTTCTAATTCTTGTGTATTTTTTTTGATATTTATATTTCCTTCTAATTCTAAAATTGTGACATTATTTTGTTCTATAAGAGAATAAATCATATCGACATGATAATCATTACAACTTTTTAAATATGTTAGAGAAATAGCAGATTCCCCTAATCTTCCTCGTTCATTAATTCTACAATGACAAGTTTCTGGACTAGACTTTATATAAATTATTTTATTAATGGGATAATCATTACAAAAACAATCAAACCATTTTAAATATATTAGATATTCGATATGTTCAATTTTTTCACATTCATAAAGCATCTTTGCAAAAACCATTTTATCCGTAATTAAACTTCGTTCACTGATAATAATTGCATCAGGATTTTCTTTAATTGTTTTTTTTAAAAGAACCAGGCGTGAAATAAAGGCTAACATTTGAAATGAAAATGAATATCTTTTTTGGTCTGAATAAAATTTTTCTAGCATAGTGGTTCCATTTTTATCTTTAATGGTTTCCCATTCGTCGACGGGTTCTTTCAAAAATATTATATTTTTGTTATTTTTATATTTTTCTCTCAAGTTCTCCAAAAGAGTAGTTTTTCCTGATCCAATATTTCCTTCAACTGAGATAATTTTTGACATATTATTTGTTTAACCTATTTAAACAAATATAAAATTTTAATCATTTTTATTTTTAAGTTATAAAAAAAAATGATTTATAAAAATATAACTATAGTATATTATATAAAATATATTTAATTTTTAAAATGGATTTAAATCAGCAAAAATTAATTAAATCGGAATGGGAATCAATTGAGATTCCTGTATCTTGTGATGAAATAGAAGTACTTAATTTAATAATTAAAGGTTTTCACAATGTAAATATTAAAATAAATAACAATGATTCAATATTTACCTATTTAAAAATCGAATACTCAGAGAAAATGGAAGATTATTTATATAATAAATATTTACGTGAAATTGTCGAAGAAATATTAATAAATTATAAAACGATTAATATTAAAGTAGAGGTAGTAAATGATATACAAATTAAATCTGCAGATAAGATTCGATTAGAAAAAAACAATATTGAAAACTTGAAAAAAATACATTTATATGAATATGTTCTATTGGATTGTATAAATAATATTATGAGTAGTCAAGTAAACAATTCAACCTTTATATTAAATTATTTTACACTATATAAATTATTAAAAAATAATATCGATAAAATAAATAGACATATTCTAAAATTTTGTAAAAATATAATAGATCATTTTAAAGATAATATTAATTTAATTGATTTTTTAGAAAATTCTGTGGAACTAATTGAAAAAAATGTGGAATTATTGAAATATGATGATATGATTTTGTATGATCATCAAAAAGAAATTTTTACGATATGCAAAAATCCTCAACCAAAATTGATCCTATATATGGCACCCACAGGAACAGGTAAAACTCTTACGCCGCTTGGTTTGTCTGAAAAATATCGAGTAATATTTGTATGTGCTGCGCGCCACGTAGGATTAGCGTTGGCCAGATCTGCTATTTCTGTTAATAAAAAAATAGCCTTTGCATTTGGTTGTGCAAGTGCAGAAGATATACGATTGCATTATTTTGCGGCCAAAGATTATACAGTAAATAAACGTTCTGGTTCGATAAAAAAAGTTGATAATAGCAATGGTGAAAATGTAGAGATTATCATAAGTGATATTAAATCATTTATACCGGCAATGTATTATATGAAAGCATTTAATTCAGATGAACAGATAATCGTTTATTGGGATGAACCTACGATTACTTTGGATTATAAAGAACATAGTTTTCATGAAATTATTAAAAAAAATTGGGGAGAAAATTGTATTTCTACTGTAATATTATCGTCTGCAACTTTACCTAAAGTTCATGAAATATCGGAAACGGTTATGGATTTCAAAAATAAATTCGCGAATAGTGAAATTTTTCAAATAGTAAGTCATGATTGTAAAAAATCAATTCCTATTATCAACAAAAATGGATATATTGAATTACCACATTATTTAAATATGTCTGAAAATTATGAAAACATTTTGAAAATTATTGATCATTGTGAAAATTATTTGACACTTTTACGATATTTTGACTTAAATGAAGTAATTAATTTTATTGTTTATATAAATAAAAATAATCTAGTAGGAGAAAGATTTAAAATAGAACGATATTTTGATACGTTGGACGATATTAATATGAAAAATGTTAAATTATATTATATTCAATTATTAAAAAATATAGACCCAACTAAATGGTTGTCTATTTATAATTATTTGATTCAAAAAAGAATACCAAAATTGGTTGAGAATAATATTGTTGATAATAAAGGAAACAAAATTGTTAATAATAATAATAATAATAATAATAATAATATTTTATCAAAAATGAAAAGTATTGGACCTGGTGTTATTTTGACATCTGCTAAAACCATTGAAAAATCAATAGTTAGAAGTTTAACAGGTGAAAATAATATGAATACTAGTGTTTCGGGTAAAACCAATAATAATCAAACAGGATCATCCGGAATTTATATTACCACTAAAGATTCATATACTTTAACAGATGGTCCTACAATATTTATTTGTGATGATGTGGAAAAAATTGCAAAGTTTTGTATACAACAACTAAGTATTCCTTCTATTGTTATGGAAGATTTGATGAAAAAAATTGAATTCAATAATATTTTAAATGAAAAAATTGACCAGTTAGAAAAAGAATTGGATTATATAAAAGAACAAGAAGAGAATAAATTGTCGGCTTCCTCTAATTCTCTAAAAAATGTGCGAAAATTTAATAGAGATTCTGATAACGTAGACGAAGGAAAATCTAAAAAATCAAAATTGACAAAGGATATTGAAAATTATAGACAAATGATTAAAAATGTTAGTTTAAATGAAACATTCATACCCAATAAATTGCACCACTTAAAAAAATGGGCTGATGGATTAGAAAGCAAATCTGCTTTCACATGTGATATAAAAGAAAACATAATAAATGAAATTTTGTTGTTAAATGGAATTGATGATACATGGAAAATATTATTATTAATGGGAATAGGTGTTTTTATAAATCATGAAAATATTAAATATACTGAAATAATGAAAAAACTTGCAGATGAACAAAAATTATATATGATAATTGCCTCAAGTGATTATATTTACGGAACAAATTATCAGTTTTGTCATGGTTATATAAGTAAGGGGATGAATTTAACACAGGAAAAAATTATTCAGGCTATGGGAAGAGTAGGTAGGAATAATATACAACAAAATTATTCCTTACGTTTTAGAGATGATGATCAAATAATAAAAATATTTACAACTGAAATAGATAAACCAGAAATTATAAATATGAATTTGTTATTCAATAGTGCTATATAAAATGTTAAATTATTATAATAATAAATATATAAATATATATTTATGGATGAAAATCGTAAAGTTGAATTTTTAAAAAATATTTTTGGATTAGTAAATTTAAATGAAATAAATGATATAATTAATTCAAAAATTTCTTTAGACGAATTATTTAAAATTCATAATTTAAATACCAATTTAAATTTTTTTATTTTATCTTTGCCCAAAACAGGAACTAACACTATTAGACATTATATAGAGAAATATAAAAATACTGATGTATTATCAATTCATACAATAATAGAATTTTTATATATTGATAAAAGGTTTATTAATTATACAATAAGAAATATAGTTGAATATATTTCCATGAAAACGAGGTATGAAAAATTAAACATAATTATTTCATATAGGGAACCGGAAAAAAGATATATATCTAGATATTTATGGAATATAAAAACAATGGGAATCCCAAATCTATTTGAAGGTATTAAAATAATAGACAAAGAAATTTTCAATCAAATAAATTGTGCTGAAGTCGATTATAATTTTTTTATTGATAATTTGAATGATTTTAATTTAAATTTATGTAAATATACATATGACAAAGAAAAAGGATATACTATCATTCCATATCAAGATAAAATAAATTTTGTTTTTACTATTATTGAAGATTTAGAAAAAATGTTTAAAAATTTTTTACATATAAATATTGAGGTAGTAGAAATAATTAATAAAAATGAACTTAACAATAGAGAAATTTTTTTTGAAAATTCATTAAAATATAAAATATATGATATTGAAAGAAAATTTATAAATTTTTATTATGGAATTGATAATATGATAATGAGAGACACAATCCAGAAAAGGTTTTTTTTTAATTTTTAATATAATTTCAAATTTTATTATAATAACACAATTCATTATCTACATATATATGGTTTTCCTTATTTTTGATATAACATTCTTTAATATAATACCCGTCGGCATTGTATTTATCAACTATCCACTTTATATTTTTACATAATCTATAATCTATTAAAAACATGGCCGAATCAATTTTAAACAATTCAATGTTATTTCCTTTTAATAAATCAACATAAGGATATATATTATCCGGTCTTTTTTGATTGAAAGTGTATATTTTATTTTTTTCAATAATATCCAGTAATTTATAAAGGTCTGGATGAAAACTATTATCATCATCCAAATAATACAAATAGGTTTCTTCTTTAGTTATTTGATCTAAAGCAAAATTTCTTTGTGGATTTCCACTTATACCTTCTTCGGTTCCCTTGAAAACAAATTCTCGTATTTTTTTATTATTTTGTTTATTTACTATATCGTTTTCAAATAATTTGGGGTTTTCTTTAATTTTACTGCCATCATAAACAATAATCCATTCGTTTACATAATCAAAATTAATACTTTCTTTTAATCGCGGTAAATTATTTATCCTATATGAGGGTGTGATAATTGTAATTTTATTTTTATTTTTGAAAATGGGTATAGATCCTGATTTAATCAAAATAAAATTTTTAGAAATATTTTCTGGGTCGGGTTGATTAATTGTAACAAAATAATAATTTTGATATTCAGTTAAAATATGATTAATATTATTGATATAAGTATTTTCACTTATATTTACATCAATATTTTCAATCCACAAAATTCCTCCTGGTTTTAAATATTGATAACAATTGCATATTGTCTCTATTTGATCAATAAAATTTGTGGTATTAATAAATATAATATCACAAATCAATTGTTTTTTATTCAAATAGTTTATTTGTCGAGAGATATTATTACTCTTAAAACCATGGATTTGAGAATTAAAAAAATATTGTCCCCAAATCGATAGAGTAATGTCGTTAATTATTCCTAGGGTTGCAATTATATAACATTCATCTTTACAAGTTTCAAAAAAAGAATTAAATAAACACTGAGGTTGCCGTAGTGTTGACATGTGCATATTTAAACATATAACCATTTGACTAAAAATATAAATGTATGTATATTTATATTTTTTTATTTTTATACTATTTTTTATAGTATTTAACCGCCTCTTAATCGAAGAACAAGATGTAATGTTGATTCTTTTTGAATATTATAATCATTCAAACACCTATTATCTTCTAACTGCTTCCCTGCAAATATGAGACGCTGTTGGTCACAAGGAATACCTTCCTTATCTTGAATTTTTGTTTTAACATTTTCAATTGTATCTGTTGGTTCAACTTCTAAAGTAATAGTTTTCCCAGTAAGAGTTTTTACAAAAATCTGCATTTTTTTATTATATATAATATAACACAAAAATTATTTTTATATTATTTTTTATTCATTTTGTTCTAATTTATTATTCAAAGCAAATGGACCACTAACCAATTGACTTTGTCCATAATCAGATTTACCTACAACAATATTATCTCCTTCAAATAATTCTGATCGAATATCGGCAGCCGAAATTTCTTCTTTTTCATTATTTTCTGATGAAAGCAAAAAATCATTTGTATTCATATTATTAATACCGATTAAATTACCGTCTTCATCAATTGTTTGAGTTAAAACATTTCCACTCTTTTCTGCTTTCTTAATATTTTCATCAATAGCCTTTTGCTTCGACTCTTTAACTCTTTGTTCAAAATTCATTTTTGCATTTGATTCATTCTTTTGTTTTTCATGCATTAATTGATTTAATTCTTCTTCTATATATTCAACACGACCAGTCTTATAAGCTTCTGGGTCCCACGGCATCCATAATCCAACAGGTCCTACAAAAACATCGTGATTTGGGTCAATTTCTCTCAACATTTTACATCGTAGTTCGGCTTCTTCAACAGTTGGATACACTCCTCTGATTTTTAATCCACGAGTACATGTTTGAAAATTATGATTAATTCCAAAAGATTTTTCTAATTCTTCTTCATTATTATCTAAAAATGTTTTATATTCGTCATCTATAGAAGTTTTAGATAAAATTTCTTTTTCTTCTTTAACAAAGTCTTTGAAATCATTTGTAGCATCCTCAAATGATAAATTGTATTTATAAGATAGAAAATTTAAAAATTGAACAAATTTTTCCATAGATTTATTAAATTCCCATTTCTTTAGGAATTCTTCAAAAAAATATAATTCTTTTTGTTTAATTATTTTTTCTGGAGAAACAAATGAAACACAAACAAATTTTTGATTAGAAATTGGTTTATCTTCTTCCAATAAATCTACATATTTAGGATTTATTTTATTGTTTTCCATTTTTCTCTCAAAACTATTTTTTTTTGAACTTTTATCTTTAGACGCACGATTCATTTTAAATAAATAAAATATTTAAATTTTAAGTTTTTTATCGCACAATATATATTTTTTTCTCGTTAGTTAATATAAATGACTGGTATAATTAATATTGGCGAGTTTGCGAAGAGAATTATTAAATATTTAGTAGAAGGTTTGATGGTAGCCATTGCGGCTTATGCTATTCCTAAACGTTCTTTAAATATTGAAGAAATTGCTTTTATTGCTTTGACTGCAGCAGCCACCTTTAGTATTTTAGACATGTATATTCCAAGTATGGGTGTAACGGCCCGTTCCGGCGCTGGTTTTGGAATAGGTGCAAATATGGTAAAATTCCCAGGCGGATTTTAAGAACTCAAGTACTCAAGGGATAAAATCTAATATATTATAAAATTTAATATAATTATAATATATTATGAAGACAAAAAGATGTCCTAAATGCAAATATAATTGTGGTAAAAGACATAAAAAAACATTTAAAAAACGACGCTATTTAAATTCAAAAAATAAAACAAAAAGAGGTGGAGGTTATGGGGGAAACCCATATTGTAATAATCCAAATTTCAATATTTTCAATACAAATTTATTAAAATTATTTCCCTATAAACCCTGAATTCAATTAAATTGTTGGAATAAATTCCCAATCTAATTCTTCGCAAATTTTTTTCCAAATAGTATCTTGTTCAATGCGTTTTTCTTTATCTTTTAACATAGGAAAATGTTCAAGATATTGAGTTTCTCCAAGTAATTCACATAATTTATAGGCTGTATAATAATAATTTAAAAAATTTACACGATCATCCGGACAATATTTAGAATAAGGAGATTGTAATTCAATAAATAAGTTACAAAGGGTTTCTTCTAAATCAGATGACATGACAGGGGGTTTGATGCCTAATTTATCTTTAATAAATGGGATATGTTCATAATATTTATTGTAACCTAATTTTTTAAGAATTTCTTTTGTTTTAATATTTGAAATTTGATGTAAGTCAATTCTCTCTTTTTTAATCTGCAATTTAATATTTTCAATGACTTCTAAAGGAATTTGTGTAGTTTCCTTTCCTTGAAATTGAGCTAATATTTCCTTAAAATGGTTAATTCTTTTATATGCATAAAAACAAACTTCTTTAGGCGGTTCTTTATAAGAAGGTTTTTCATTTTCAATTAAATAAGGAATATTTCTAGAACAACTATTACACATAAGTATTCCCTCGTCTTCTAAAGGAATTAACTCACCTTTTTGGCAATATTTACAAATATCAGTTTGATAAACAAACGAATTTATATCCAAAAACATGTCATCAATATTTGACAAATATTTTTGAACAATATTTTTATTATTACTATTTTGGATGTTGCTTGCAGGATTTTCATTATCCTTAATTTTAAAAAAATTAGACAATATTTTAGTTTTATTATTATTTACGCTACTATTGGAAAAATTACCATTCGATATACTTTTTTTATTTTCAAAATATTCAAAAATATATTTTGAATTATCCAAAAAATATTCTTTTTTTTTATTTTTTAATTCTCTTATTTTTAAATTTATTTCTTTCAAGTTATCTGTAATTTCAAGTTTATTTTCTAAAGTAATATCGGTATTTTTTAGACATTCCTTTAATTTTAATTTTTCTTCTTGTAGTTGTGGAATTTTATCCTTTTCATCTTTATTAAATTCATTGATAAATTCTTTATGCTTATTATCTAAAGTAATTGCATTTTTTTTATTAAAACAAATTTTTTTATTAGTTTTTGGTTTAAATGAAGGCATTTGATTTTATTCTTTAAATATTTAATAACATTTTTTATTTAATTTAAAATAAATGAAAATATATAATAAAAAAATTATCAAGTTAAAAGATAGTAATAGTTTTCTTATTAATAATTAATGGAAAAACAGATAAATATTGAAGATTATTTAGAAAATAAGAATATTAAAATTGATCACATAATTTATCAGAAAATGAATTTAATTTATAATGCATTAGAAGAGGGATGGAGCATAAAAAAAAAAGACAATTCCTATATTTTTACAAAAAAACATGAGAATAAAAAGGAAATATTTGAAGATGCATATTTATTAAAATTTTTAAAGACCAATTTGGATATTAATAAATTGTTAAACTAATTTTTTATAGAATCTTAAAATTATTAATTATATTTATAATTTTAAATTATTTTTAATTAAATTTATTTTTTAAAAATTTTTTTCTTTAGCAAATGTATAAATATGGGAGGTGGATTAATGCAACTAGTCGCCTATGGCGCACAAGATGTTTATCTTACAGGTAATCCTCAAATTACCTTTTGGAAAGTAACTTATCGTAGATATACCAACTTTGCTATTGAATCAATTGAACAAACTTTTAATGGTCAAGCCGATTTTGGAAGACGTGTTCAATGTATTATCAGTCGAAATGGAGATTTGGCCTACAGAACCTATTTACAGGTCACTCTACCAGAAATTAACCAACTTATGGGACTTGGAGCCTTTGTCCTTGGACAAGGAACAGGTGTTTATGCCCGTTGGTTAGATTTCCCTGGTGAACAACTTGTTGCCCAAGTTGAAGTAGAAATTGGAGGTCAAAGAATTGACAGACAATATGGTGATTGGATGCACATCTGGAACCAACTTACTATGACAACAGAACAAATTCGTGGATATTTCAAGATGATTGGAAACACCACTCAACTTACCTTTATCACTGATCCTTCTTTTGCTGATGTTGATGGACCTTGTGATTCCTTAGCTCCAAGACAAGTTTGTGCACCTAGAAATGCTCTTCCAGAAACAACTCTTTATGTTCCTTTACAATTTTGGTTCTGTACCAATCCTGGTCTAGCACTTCCTTTAATTGCTCTTCAATATCACGAAGTTAAGATTAACCTTGATATTAGACCAATTGATGAATGTTTATGGGCAGTAACTACTCTTTCATGCAACACTGATCCTTTTGGTGGTGCTGCTGGACAATTTGTTCCTGGACGTCCAGTCCCAGCTACAATTGCATACAATCAATCTCTTGTAGCTGCTTCACTTTACGTTGATTATGTTTTCCTTGATACTGATGAACGTAGAAGAATGGCACAAAATCCTCATGAATATCTTATTACACAACTTCAATTCACTGGTGATGAATCAGTTGGTTCATCAAGTAACAAAATCAAACTTAACTTCAACCATCCAGTTAAAGAATTAATTTGGGTCGTACAACCTGATCAAAACGTTGATTATTGTTCATCCTTAGTTTGTGATGCTCTTTTATTCAAAGTTCTTGGTGCACAACCATTCAACTATACTGATGCAATTGATGCCCTTCCAAATGCAGTCCACGCTTTTGGAGGTCCAGCTGCCTTGGCCTCAGATAGTCGCGCCTACATTGATGTAAGAGGATTATTTGCTGATGCCGGTGCTGAAGATGCTTACATAGCACCAGGTTTAACTGGATACTGGCATGGTCCTGATGATCCATACAGTCAACCAAACTTCGGAGGACAAAACATTTCATTTGGAGACAATGCAAATGTCAACGCATTATTAGGAAATAATGGAGGGGCATTAGGAAATGTTGATAGTTCTCTTCTAAATAGTGGACTTGTTTCAGATCTTCTTAACAGTCGTGTTAACAGTGTTAATCACCAATCTACTGTTTCTGATGCAGGAACATTCGTTCTAGCTGAAACCTCTCTTGATATGCATTGTTGGGGTCTTAATCCAGTTGTTACTGCCAAGTTACAACTTAACGGTCAAGATAGATTCTCTGAGCGTGAAGGATCTTACTTTTCATGGGTCCAACCTTATCAATCACACACCAGAAATCCTGATGAAGGTATTAATGTTTACTCTTTTGCCCTTCGTCCAGAAGAACACCAACCATCTGGCACATGCAATTTCTCCAGAATTGATAACGCCACACTTCAATTGGTCTTATCTAACGCCACCGTTGAAGGTACCAAGACTGCTAAGGTCCGTGTTTATGCCACTAACTACAACGTTCTAAGAATTATGAGTGGCATGGGAGGTCTTGCCTACTCAAATTAAACACCATATATCGTGTGGTTTATATTTGTATATTTTAATAATTAAATTATTGGTTTTTAATTATTAAAGCAAAAAGCATTTTAAATACAAAATATACAAAATTTATAATTATATAAAGATAACTCTATAATTATAATTTAAATTACTTATTAAACCATGACTCAACAAGAACATATAAACAATGAATTAATTAACCAATTAATAAAAAACGTGGAAATATTATCTAATAAAATAGATAATATTGAAAAGATAAATGTAGAATTGTTGAATAAAATTAGTTCTCTCGAAAATGCAATTATTACAAAAAAAAAATTCCAATTGTCTGAATATATAGACAAAGTTTTTTATATCAATTTAGATAAACGCACAGATAGAAAAGAAGATATTGAAAAAGAATTAACTCAATACAATCTCGATTATGAACGCTTCCCTGCAGTAGAGATTTCTTATTACGGATGTCTAGGTTGCTCATATTCTCATCATAATGCAATTGCACTTGCAAAAGAACGCGGGTATAAAAATATTCTCATATTGGAAGACGATTTTACTTTTGTCATTTCTCCCGAACAATTTGAAAAACAAATGGAAACATTTTTTAATTCAAACGTAAATTATGATGTATGTTTATTTTCATATAATTTACAAGAGTTTTCTGAAGGTAATTATAATTTTTTATACAAAGTTAAATATGCTCAAACAACATCAGGATATTTAGTGAATGAAAGATATTATGATACTTTAATAAATAATTATAGGGAAGGACTTGAACAATTAGGTGCAAGTTGGAAGGCGTGGATATATGCTATTGATGTATATTGGAAAGAATTACAACAAAAAGACAATTGGTATTGTTTTAAAGAGAGGATAGGAATTCAAAAACCTGGGTTCAGTGATATTAGAAATGATCACGTGGAATTTAATTGTTAAAAAAAATCTCTTACCATTTCGTCTTTTTAACACTAATTTTTTGTCCATTTCCTCGTTTCTTATTTGCATTTGGATCATATTTTTCTTCTTCTTCATCCGAATTATAATTTTTAGATAAATCCCAAAATTCTTTGGAACCTAATCTAAAATCATTATGATTGTCTGCTTTGTACCAAAATACTTGGTCTTGCAATCTGTTAGATTTTACATTATTATTGATTACAAGACACTCATAATTTTCTGTACATTGGTCCATAACCTGACAAAAGGATTCAAATGTAGGAAACATTCCAGCATAATTATCATATATACGGCGACGATTGGCTATATAATTTTCTCTCAAAATAAAAACATAATCTATATTTGTTCGAAGTGTTGGGGGTATCCCTAATGGATATTGCATTGTGATTACTAACATTATTTTCCAATGACGACCATTCATAAAAAGAAGTCTCATCATTTTATCTCGAGACCATGTGTTATCATATAGGCAATCATCTAATATTACAAATGCGCGTGGATCTATTGTAGTGCGTTTATAGGATTCCATTTCCTTTTTAATTTGTTTTAAAACATTTCTTTGCCTTTTCAAAATATTTTCGATAATTGCGGTATTATATTCATTATGAATAAACAATCTTGGAACCATTTTACCGTAAAACCCATTTCCTTCCTCTGTCCCAGATATAACGGTTCCAATTGGAATATCTTGATGATAATAGAGGAGATCACGAACCAGAAAACTTTTACCAGTATCACGCTTTCCTATTAGAACAATTACAGGACCTTTTGATTCATTTGCTTTAAAACTAATACTTTTCATGTCAAATTTTTTTAATTCTAAAGACATTATTATTATTTTATTTAGAAAATTTAATTTTACACTTTAGACGCAAAAATTAAATTAGTTTATTTTAAACATAATTTAATATATTAATTTCCTAATAATGACTACTATTGATATTCACTATCAAAAGAGAAAGAATCTAGAATTATTTACTAATTTAGAATCCAAAAATATACTTTATTTATCCAAAACCCAAAATTATATTCCTATTTATAATAGATTTTTTTCACTTAACGAATCTAATTTTAACAATATTAATTTAAATAACAAATGGTTTATCAAAAATATTAAACAAAAAGTTAAAGATCATCGCAATTTATTTAAATGTTTTATTAAAAACAATGAATCTAACGAAATAAAGGAAAAAAATATTTTTATAAAATTAGCCCCTTTAATAGATCCTTTTAAATATTTAGTAGGAAAATACAATTTAGATGATAATAGATTATTTCAATTACCTAATTTAACTAGTAAAGAAACAAATTGTTATTCTAAATTGTTAGATTTGAATAATTCGGCTTATATTGACGGTTTATTTGTTTATTTAATATCTTCTTTAAAAGATAGTCATAATTTTATTCATGGGATAGATTATTTTGGTTCTTTTCTCTCCTTAAAAAATGATTATGAATTAAATGTATTTGATGATTTAGATTATTTAAATAATTCAGATTTTTTTAATAAAAATAAAAATGTACTATTTCAAATTGATAATTATGACCATTTAATTAATAATGATTGTGATGATAAACCACAATTAAAACCAATTAAAATACATACTAGTGAAAAACATAAATTAAATTTATCTATCAAGTCAATCAATGATTCTTTATTTGAAAATATATTTATATCGGAAAAATTAACATCAGAAAATAAAATTAATAATAATAATAATATCTTGGAACCAATTACCTTTGATATTCATGATAATTTAATCAATGAAAGTAAACCGGCTACAATAAAATCAAATTCTACCTGTTCATCAAGAACATCATATACCAATGGTGAATATGAAAATGATTGCGATAATTGTGATGATAGCGAATCTAATATTAATGAAGATGATTCGTCATGGGAAGATTTAAATTCTGATAATAAATCAGACGGTAGCGAAGACGAAGAGGAAATTTTGGCCACAATTCCAAAACTTCCTGTTCAGGTAATTTGTATGGAAAATTGCGAAGATACTTTTGATAATTTACTTATGAATAATCAGTTATCGAATGAAGAATGGTTTGCATATCTAATGCAAATAATTATGATTTTGTTAACATATCAAAATACATTTTCATTTACTCACAATGACTTACACACAAATAATATAATGTATAATAAAACCAATAAACAATTCATTACTTATCGTTTCAATAATAAAATTTATAAGGTTCCTACCTATGGAAAGGTTTTCAAAATAATTGATTTTGGTCGTAGTATTTATAAATTCCAAGGAAAAGTTTTTTGCAGCGATAGTTTTAAAAATGGAAATGATGCGGCAGGTCAATACAACACTGAACCTTATTTTAATGAAAACAAATCTAGGATTGAGCCAAATTTTAGTTTTGATTTGTGTCGTTTAGCTTGTTCTATTTTTGATTATGTCATTAATTTAGAAGAATTAAAAAACAAAGAAATTTTTATCAATGATCCAATAAAAAAATTAATATTTGAATGGTGTTTAGATGATAATGGAATAAATGTTTTGTATAAAAATAACGGAGATGAAAGGTATCCAGATTTCAAACTATATAAAATGATAGCTAGACATGTGCACAATCATACTCCTTCTCTTCAATTAGAGAGACCAGAATTTAAAAAATTTTTACATAACAATAATTTAGAAAAGATAGATATGGATATTGATAAAATTCAGATAATGTGTTGAGATTAAATAAAAAATTTTTTTTATTAAATAATAAATAATGGGAGAATTAGATGATTTTGGATTTATAATTACAAGACACGTTAATTCAGAAACTACTAATAATTACTGGAATCAATGTATACGATGTCTTAGAAAATTTTATCCCCATCGTAAAATAATTGTTATTGATGACAATAGTAATTATTCTTTTGTGAAAGCCGATTACGAATATAAAAATGTTGAAATTTTACAATCTGAATTTCCTAAAAGAGGAGAATTCCTACCTTATTACTACTTTTACCTTCATAAATGGTTTAAAAATGCAGTAATTATTCATGACAGTATTTTTATACATAAAAGAATTCCTTTTGAAAAATTTAATAAAATAAAAGTTTTGCCTCTTTGGCATTTTGAACCTGATACTGAAAACGTTTTCAATAGTATTAGTTTAATTTCAGAATTTAAAAATAAACATTTTTTAAAATCTAAATTATTATTGGATAATAATTTTGTATTAAACAATTTTGAAAAAAAATGGTATGGATGCTTTGGTGTACAAAGTTATATAAATCATGATTTTTTAGTCAACATTTTTAATAAATATAATATGGGAAGTTTAATTCATAAAGTTAAAAGTAGACCAGATAGGTGCTGCCTAGAGAGAATTTTTGGATTAATATTTTCACTAGAATCTCCATTTACAAGAAAAATGAAGTCAATGTTTGGATCAATACAAGTTTATATTAATAATTTTAGATATACATTTGAAAATTATAAACACGATTTACTGGTAAAAAAAAAATTACCTCATTATATCATTAAAGTTTGGAGTGGGCGGTAATTTTTTATATATTTTATATTATATAATACTAACATATATAATTTAAAATGCACTCAATTGCATATATAATTTTGACTTGTGAAAAATATTTGACTACTCGAGTATCTTGGCAATTACAAACTTGTTTCAAATATGTAAATAAAAATAATTGTTATTATTTATCATGTAAACCTAGTTTAATAAATAATACAAAAATTCATGGTTGGAATACTAGCGATGATTACAGAAGTTGCCCCGATAAATACATAGCATTTTTTAAAAATTTGAATATTGATTATGATTGGTATGTTTTTTTGGATGATGATACTTTTGTATTTCCAAATAGGATCAATGAACTTCTCTCAAAGTATAATTCAAAAAAGATAATTTATATTGGAAATATTTTAACCCATTTGAGAGAAATGAAATACATGAGTGGGGGTGCCGGTTTTATCATATCAAAACCAACTTATTTACTAATTAGAGATTTTATTAATAATTCATCTATAAATAATATTCAAAAAAAATATTATGAACAATTATACGGCGATGTATCTTTTGGAATATGGGTAAAGTTAATCAATGAAAAATTGAGCACTGAAAAAAAAGAACTAATAGAATTATGTCATACCGATTTTTTGTATCCTTATACTTGCACTAATACAACTCAATTAAACACATACGCAAGTTTTCATTATATAACAACGAGAGAACAGTTTGATTATTATAATAAATATAATAAATATAATACAACTGTTTTCTCTCATTATTTATATATTATCCATTTTTTTGTGTTTGAAATAGTATCTTTTATTAAAAATTTATTCTATATGTTTATTTATAAAACGAGTTCTTTGAGAAATATTCAATAATCCCCACAATTTTTTATTTGTTGGATTTGAAATCGAGAGAAATAAATCCAATTCATCATCGCAAAATAATAATAAATCTTGTAATAATATATTAAAATTATAATCAAAAGTATATATATTTTTAATTATATCAAAATCTTTTGTAAATGAAATAATATCCAATAATAAATTTTTGGTTTGAGTTTGATAGGTATAAGGAATTATATGATTTATAATTATATCATTAGGGATTTTATGCAAGTAAATCATATTAATTATTATTAAATTTATATAATATTTTTAAATAAATTTAATTACATTAAAACTCTGGATTGTCTACAAAAATAGGGGTAGTATTGGTTGTCAAATTACCTCCATTTTGAATAACTGGTCTTAATTGTTCTAAAATAAAATATCCTGAGACCACACTAAAATAAACTAATAAAGCATCTCTAATTAAAACTTTTAAAGGTTTAATTTCTTTTTCAATAAATCTCATTTCAATAAATTTTAAAATCAAAAAAATTATAGAAATAATAGCAGCTATTATAAATATATTTTCCATAAATTACTAAAGCACAATCTTATTATTTTTTTTACGCAAAATTATTCCAATTATTCCAAAACTTCAATATCATCTATTATCAAGTCCGGCAACATTTCTAATTCGGGTTCATTTATTATATGAACATCTAATTTATCTAATTCTGCAATTTCATCTGATATATTTAATTTTAAATTGTTTTCAACGTCATCTGACTCCAATTGCTTTCTTTGAATATTTCTTTCTTCGCTTATTTGTTCTAAACGGTCAATAGATTTGGGAGCTAAAACTTGCTCTTCTTTATTCATATCATCTTTTACTAAATCAACATCATTAAAAGTAATTTGTTGCTGTGTTGGGAGTTGTGATTGTGTTTGAGAATGGTCAGAAATTATTTCTTCTTTTCCTTCACCATTTTCTATTAATTGTTCCTTAATTTCTTCTTTTATCTATTCAACCACATCCTCTTCTACTGTTTCGTCCATATAAGCTT